CGCGGCGCGGACCTGTACGGCGCGGACCTGAGCGGCGCGGACCTGAGCGGCGCGGACCTGAGCGGCGCGAACCTGCGCGGCGCGGACCTGAGCGGCGCGAACCTGAGCGAAATCAAAAATGGCTCGCTTGCGCTCGCGCAGACAAGCATCGTTCCTGACGAGGGCGCGTTCATCGGCTACAAGCGTTTAGCCAACGGTCAAGTCGCCAAGCTCGTTATTCCGCACGACGCCAAACGCCTGAACTCTTACGGATCGCGCAAATGCCGCGCCGAGAAAGTGTTTGTACTTGAAGGCTCGGGCGTAGCGAAGCGTGACAATCGCACAGCCTATGCACCCGAAACATGGGTTATTCCTGACAGTTTCGACGACGACCGGCGAGTTGAATGCTCACATGGAATTCACTTCTTCATTACACGAATCGAAGCGGAAGAATACCTTTAATCCGTTGTCGTTGCCGCTCTTAACGGGGCGGCATCCGCAACTGATCAAACTTTTTTCAACCACAGCAAAAGGAGCGAGTATGGCAATTCAAATCGTATCATCCCGACAAGCTGCAGCAATTCACGGCGTAAAAGCGTTGGTTTACGGGAAAGCAGGTTATGGCAAGACGTATCTTGCCCGCACTGCACCTGCGCCAATCATCTTGTCTGCCGAATCAGGCATGCTATCGCTGCGCGACGTCGATCTGCCGGTGATCACGATTGCAACTGTCGAAGACTTGCAGCAAGCTTACATCTGGGCGCAATCGCCCGAGGCTGCACAGTTCCAGACGATTTACATCGATTCGATCAGCGAGATCGGCGAGGTCGTTCTGGCGAATGCCAAAGCGCAAGTCAAAGACCCGCGGCAAGCTTACGGTGAACTCATCGAGAAGATGATGGCAACGCTCAAGGCATTTCGTGACATTTCGGGCAAGCATGTCGTCATGGCTGCAAAGCAAAGCGTCTTGACTGACTCGGTGACAGGTGCGGTGACGTATGGCCCGTCAATGCCAGGCGCTCGCTTGGGTGCAGAACTTCCCTATATGTTCGATCTCGTTCTACAGATTGGCATCGGCAAGACTCCTGACGGTGTTGAGTACCGCTTTCTTCGCACACATCCTGACATTCAGAACGAAGCGAAGGACAGAAGCGGGACACTCGACGCATTAGAGCCGCCCGACTTGAATCACATTTTCAACAAGATTTTAACCACAGTGAAGGAGCAATAGAAATGGCAATACTTCAATTCAATGCTGCAACAGTCGCACCGTCGCAAGCTTTCGAGCCGTTGCCCGCAGGCTGGTACAACGTGCGCATCATCAAAAGCGAGATGAAGCCGACGAGCAAGGGCGACGGCTCTTATCTTGAACTGTCGATGAGTGTGATCGACGGTCCCGCTGCGAATCGTCAGTTGTTTGATCGTCTGAACTTGAACAACAAGAATCAGACGGCGAAGGATATCGCGTATCAAACGCTGTCGGCAATCTGTCACGCAACGGGTGTGATTCAACTGCAAGACAGCACCCAACTGCACGGCATCCCGCTGATGGCGCGAGTTGCAATCAAACCCGCCGAAGGCAAGTATGAAGCGGGCAACGAGATCAAAGGGTACAAGGCGATTGCATCGGGTGCGAGTGCTGTTCCCGCGTTCGTCACTGCTCAAACTGCTCCCGCTGCATCTTCCGTTCCGTCTTGGGTTCAGCCTGCGCAAACGCCCATATTGAATTCCGGGCTACCTGGAAATGGTTCCGGGGTCGCACCTGCCCCTGCTGTTGCACCGGCGGTTGCACCGGGTAGCCCTGTTCCTCCTTGGGCGCAGTCGTAACAGTCTTTGAATAGATACGGAGGGCAACGATGGGCCAGCAGACAAGAAAGGATTCAGCAATCGAAACGCTGACTCAACTTTTTGTTGGTTACATCGTTGCTCTTCTTATTCAGATGACGATACTTCCTTATTATGGTTGCACCGCTTCATTTCTTGAGAATGCGGCAATCACGGCAATCTTCACGGCAGCTTCGCTGATTCGAGGCTACGCCATTCGCAGACTTTTTTCAAAGAGCGAGACATGATCGAACCCACCATCATCGGTGACGCTACGCTGTATCTGGGCGACTGCCGCGACATCCTGCCGACGCTGCCGAAGGTCGATGCGGTGATTACCGACCCGCCTTATTCGGTAAGTGTTGCGGGTAGTGTTGTTGTTGGTCAGCCGGGAAAGGGTAAGCGCCGACTAGATTTCTTTGACGGTGATTGCGATTGGCCCGCCATGAATGCGCTGGTATGTGATGCGGTATCAAAGTCAATTACTCTGTGTCCGTTGGTGTTTGCTGCGTGGTGTGGGCATAGGCAAATAGGGTTTATTACTGATTTATTGGAATCAAGCGGATTTTCAACAAGGCTTTTATTCTGGCGAAAGATATGTCCTCCACCAGCACCGCCTAGCGCAGGGTTTTCGAGCGCTGTTGAATGCTGCGTTTATGGATACAAGTCGGGCAGACCGTGGAACGGCGGGCAATACGATTTTAACGTGTTTGAAACAGACAATTACAGGCACGGGCAACCCGGCAAGGTCGATCATCCTACACAAAAACCTCTGTCTTTGATTAATTGGCAGGTGGAAAGAATAACAGACGAAGACGGATTGATCCTTGACCCATTCATGGGCAGCGGAACGACCGGCGTTGCCGCTGTCCAAATGGGCCGCAAGTTCATCGGCATTGAGCGCGAGCCTAAATACTTCGACATCGCCTGCCAGCGTATCGAGAATGCCCAAAGGCAGACCAGCCTATTCGAGCCGCAGAAGAAAGCCGAGCAGACCAATCTTTTCTAACAGTGAAAGTTGAACATGCCTAACCCTATACTTGAAGCCATCGACAAAGCGATTTACGACAACCAGGACAGAAGTCATCGTGCGCACTTAGGCGCATCGATCATCGGCGCGAAATGCTCGCGCAAACTGTGGCTCGGTTTTCGTTGGGCGACAAAGGTCGAGTGGGATGCCCGCATGCTGCGCCTGTTTGAGCGTGGCAAGATGGAAGAAGATCGTTTTGTTCAGTGGCTGACAGACGCAGGTATCACGGTTTATCAGAACGATCCTGCAACGGGAAAGCAGTATCGTTTTACAGGCTACAAAGGGCATTTTGGTGGCGAGTTGGACGGTGTTGGCGTCGGTGTTATTCCCGATCCGTTCCTGCTCGAATTCAAGACGCACAACAACAAGAGCTTTGAAGAATTGAAAACTGTCGGCGTCGAAGTCGCAAAGTGGGAACACTTTGTGCAAGTGCAGATTTACATGGGTGCGATGAAACTCAAGCAAGCCGTCTATCTCGCAATCAACAAGAACAACGACGAGATTTATTCTGAGATCGTGCCTTACGATAACGAAGTCTATGACGCATTCATCAAGCGTGCGCAAGAGATCGTCGACATGCCTGAACCGCCGCTGCGCATCTCGAATGACCCAAGTTGGTGGATGTGCAAGTTTTGCGAGCATTACTCGCTGTGCCATCAAGAGGGCGTCCCGCAAGTCAATTGCAGAACGTGCGCACACAGTACGCCCGTCGAGAACGGTCAGTGGCAGTGTGAACTGTGGCCCGATAAACCTTATCCTATCATTCCGATTAACATCATCAAGACAGGCTGCACAAGTTATGCGCGGCATCCGATGTCATGAACAACGCTCACGTCACTTGTCCGAAGTGCAAAGAAGAGTCGCCTGTCGAAAGCGTCGAGTACTTGGACATTGAAGAAAACATGCAAGGTAAAGACGTTCTCACATTCGTTTGCCCTCACTGCAACGAACAAGTCAAAGCATTGATCTGGGTACGCAAATGAACAAAGTGTTTCAAAGCGGCGAAAGTATAAGGGTAGTACATTCTCTGTTCCAAGAGGAAGGAGGCGGTTCGATTCCGACCTCGCCGCTCCAGTTTAACATCGCAAGAATGGATAAACATCTTGCATATAAATTAAACGAATATTGGCACTCTCGATTACCTTCAATATCAAATTGGCAAAACTGTGATTGTTTCGGCGCTGAATTCTCTAATAGATATTATGCTATTGCTATGTGGTCTAATCCGTCAGCGCGAGCCTTGAATGGAAGGGGGGTGGTATGAATTACGTAGAATGGCTATTTCACAAGATGCACCGAAAAACACAGCCTCTAGAATGTTGTCGATTATGACTAAAATCATTCGTAAAGAAATGCCGTTAATTTGTCGTTTGATTTCTTATCAGGACACAGATGTTCATTCTGGAACTATCTACAAGGCTTCGGGATGGAAAGTTGGTAATATAGGAAAACGTATAGACGAAACTCAAAGTTACAATAATTGGAAAACCAGGCCGGGAAGGCAAAATCAAAGTCTGGCCCCAAAGATTAGATGGGAGTTGTCTGTTCGTCCTGAAAAACAAACATCGTCACTTGATGCACAATCACAAGTAATGTCTGAACAATATTCAATGTTTGAAGACAACTAAAATGAAACTTCGCTACTATCAGACGGCTGCTGTCGAAAGCATTTATGCGCACTTCACGCATAAGCGCGGCAACCCAATTCTTGCACTTCCGACAGGAACAGGAAAGTCGCTGATCATTGCAGGACTCTTACAAGGCATTTTCGAGAACTATCCGACACAACGCATCGTCATTGCAAGTCACGTCAAAGAGATTCTTGAACAGAACACCGAAAAACTATTGAAACTGTGGCCGACAGCGCCAGCAGGAATTTACTCAGCATCGGTCGGGCGCAAAGAAGTTGCACCGATAACGTTTGCAGGAATTCAGTCAGTTGCAAAACACGCCGACAAGTTCGGCAAGATCGATTTGCTCATGATTGACGAGTGCCACACCGTAGGCCAGACAGCGAACACTCAATACATCAATTTCATTTCTGCGCTGAAGACGATCAATCCCTGTATGAAAGTCATCGGCTTGACCGCTACGCCCTATCGACTCGGATTGGGCATGCTGACCGATGGCGGCATCTTTGATGACATTTGCTTCGATCTGACTGAACGTCACGCATTCAATCGACTCGTTGCAGAAGGTTGGCTTGCGCCGCTTGTCTCGAAACAGACGGTGACGGCCCTCGACGTTTCTGAAGTTGGAAAAGCCGGTGGTGAATACATTCAAAGCGAACTGCAAGCTGCAGTCGACAAAGCACCGATTACGGCTGCAGCGCTCAAAGAGATGCTATCGCTTGCGCAAGACAGGCAGCACTGGCTGATCTTCGCTGCAGGCATCAAACACGCAGAACACATTTCTGAAATGCTCAATCTGATGGGTATCCCGTCTGCTGTCGTGATTGGCGAAATGCCGAAGATCGAACGCGAACACGTCTTGCAAAAATTCAAGTCGGGCGAATATCGCGCAGTCGTGAACAACAATGTGTTGACGACCGGCTTCGACTTTCCCGGCATCGATTTGATTGGTATGCTGCGCCCGACAAGCTCGCCAGGATTGTGGGTGCAGATGCTCGGCAGGGGAACTCGTCCTGCTGACGGCAAAAAGAATTGCCTTGTCTTGGACTTTGCAGGGAACACGCGACGGCTCGGCCCGATCAATGACCCTGTTTTGCCGCGCAAGAAAGGGCAGGGTGCAGGAGGTTCAGCGCCTGTTCGCTTGTGCCCTGAATGCTCGACGTACAGTCACGCATCGGCAAGAGTCTGCGAGAACTGTGGTTACGAATTCCCACGCATTATCAAGATTGACCCGTTCGCTTCGTTGCAATCGGTGATGACGGCTGATCTTCCACAGATTGTCGAATTCGATGTCACGCGCATTGAGTTCTTGCGACACAAAAAACTGGGTCGGCCAGACTCGCTGCGCGTGACGTACATCTGTGGTTTGCGTCGCTTCGAAGAATGGATTTGCCTAGAGCATGCCGGCTATGCAGGCGTCAAAGCGCGAGCGTGGTGGGAAGAACGTGCTGACCCTCCGGCTCCTTCTACCGTAACCGAATTCTTCGACATTCTGCCCAAGATCACGCTGAAAGCGCCTGTTCGCATTCGCGTGTGGATTAACACAAAGCATCCTGAAATTATGGGCTATGATTTTTAATTTTAAGTTATATAATTGATGCCATGCCCCGCTTAAAAATTACAGACATAAAGAACGGAATGGCCCGCCCGCTCGACGGCACAATCTATCGTCGCGTCTGGGACATCTCTGACAAAGTGCTTTCGACTAAGCCTGAGCGCTTGCGAAAAGCAGTGCTTGAAGCTTGCGCGAAAGAAGGAATTGGTTACAGAACAGCGTCAGTTGCACATTGCAGGTGGCGCACTTATCGCGGTATTTTCGGATGGAAAGTCAAATGAAAAGAAAGATTCTAGTCGTCTTGTCAGGCGGGAAAAACTCGGTGATTGCACTGTTTTGGGCGAAGCAAAACTTTGATGCAGTGCATGCCATCACTTTTGATTACAAACAGCACCAGCGTTCTGAAATCGACGCTGCCAAAGCGATTTCAAAGCTTGCAGGCGTTCAGCAGCACGAAGTCCTGAAGCTCGACGGTGCGTTGTGCCACAACAACTCGTCGCTTGCACCGATGCGCAACATCCTGTTTCTGAGCATTGCAGCAAATCGCGCCCGTCTCTTTGAAATATCGGATATTGTGACAGGCATCAGAGAAGAAGATTCCCCTGAGTCTCACGAAGTTTTTGTCAGAGCAGCGCAAGACGCTATCGACTTTGCTTCGGACACTCAGAACAGACCGTTTCGCATTCACACGCCGCTGTTGCTTCTGACGCAAGACGAAATCGACACACTTGCAGCGAACCTTCCCGGTTGCAACGATGCCCTGCAAGGAGCAATCAATGCAAAATAATCCCACCATCATCGGTGACGCTACGCTGTATCTAGGCGATTGCCGCGACATCCTGCCGACGCTGCCGAAGGTCGATGCGGTGATTACTGACCCGCCTTATGGGATTGGCGCAGACGAAGCTGCGGCGAACGCAGCGAAACAACGTATAGCAGCAGCGGGCAAAACGAAAGCTGGTCGTGGTTGGGCTTATTACGGCGACACGGCGTGGGATTCATCCAGACCTGACAAAGAGTGTTTTGATCTTCTATTGCCTGCCGGAACCGTCGTGATTGTTTGGGGCGGCAACTATTTCACCGATTGGCTTCCGCCGTCGATGAAGTGGCTGTCTTGGGACAAAGGACAGGACGGGTTTTCACTTGCAGACTTTGAACTGGCGTGGACGAATCAGAATAAGGCTGCTCGGCGAATCAACTACCCGCGAGCCTTGGCGCTAAAGGACGTTAAGCAGCATCCAACACAGAAGCCCTTGGCGGTAATGAAGTGGTGTATCGACCAAGCCGGAAACCCGCAGACCATCCTCGATCCATTCATGGGAAGCGGAACGACCGGCGTTGCCGCTGTCCAAATGGGCCGCAAGTTCATCGGCATTGAGCGCGAGCCTAAATACTTCGACATCGCCTGCCAGCGTATCGAGAACGCCCAAAGGCAGACCAACCTATTTGACAACAAGGTGCAAGACGCTTACGAGCAGATCGGCATGTTCGACGAAAGCAAAAAATGAATGACGAAGAATTGATTGCTGCAGCAATAGAAACCAATTACAAGTTGGCATTCGACATCGAATGCTATCAAAACTATTTCTTGGTCGTCTTCAAGTCGATTCCAACAGGCAAGATTCTTGTGTTTGAAAAGACGCTCGAAAAGCAGTTCGACATTCTGAAGCTGGCATGGGTCGCCAGGAATTTCTGTCTCATCGGATTCAACAGTAAGAATTACGACCTGCCAATATTAACGCTTGCATTGTCGGGTTGCACCTGCGCAGAATTAAAAGCCGCTTCAGACAAGATTATCCTGCAAGACTTCCCTGCATACAAAATCACGAAGGGCTATGACGAACTGACAGTCAATCACATTGACCTCATCGAAGTTGCACCAGGTTTTACGTCGCTCAAGATGCTCGGCGCACGAATGCACACGAAGTTGATTCAAGACTTGCCTTATGAACCTGACTCGATCATCGACGCAGAAGCGCGAGAACAGTTGCGCAGCTACTGTGTTAACGACGTCACAATCACTGCAGAGTTATTTTCAACGCTTGAAGAGCGCATCAATCTGCGTTGCGCAATGTCAACTCAATACGATATTGATCTGCGCAGCAAGTCGGATGCCCAGATTGCAGAATTGATCGTGACAAAAGAAGTCGAGCGCTTGAACGGCTCGAAAGTCATCAAGCAAGAAATCCCATCGGACTCGAAATTCAAATATGCAGCACCCGACTGGATCAAGTTCAAGACTCCACAGTTGAATTTGTTGCTTGAACGAATTCAAACGACGGTGTTCTCGCTTTCAGCATCAGGCAGTATTGCACTGCCACCTACAATTGAACTGCTCACAGTGCAACTAGGAAAAGGCGTTTACAGAATCGGCATTGGCGGCATTCACAGTAGCGAAGAATGTACAGCGCACAGGGCAGACGAAAACACGTTGCTGCTAGATCGTGACGTGCGCAGTTATTACCCTGAAATCATGATGCACTGCCAGTTGTTCCCGCCTCAGATGGGACCAAAGTTTCTCGACGTGTTTGGCAGCATATTGAAGCGTCGGCTTGAAGCAAAAGATTCAGGAGACAAGACAACAGCAGAAGTCTTGAAGATTGTCGTCAACGGTTCTTTTGGAAAGCTAGGCAGCAAGTTCTCGACGCTTTACGCACCCGACTTGTTTATACAAGTGACGATCACAGGCCAGCTTGCGCTGCTGATGCTGATTGAAGCGCTTGAAGAAAATGGCGTTCCAGTTGTCAGTGCAAACACCGATGGAATCGTTCTCGCTTGCCCGAAAGACAGGCACGATGTTGCCGAGCAACTTGTCGCAGAGTGGGAACAAAAGACAGGTTTCGTCACAGAAGAAACGCGATATTCAGCACTCTATTCGCGTGACGTGAACAATTACATCGCAGTCAAAATGAACGGCGATGTAAAACTCAAAGGCGCCTATGCACCTGCAGCGCTTGCAAAGAGTCCTGATTCGCAGATTGTCATTGATGCCGTCGTCAGTCACCTTGTGAAAGGCACAGATGTTGCAGAAACAATCAGGCAATGCACTGACATTCGCAAATTCGTCATGGTTCGGCAAGCTCGATCAGGCGCAGTCAAAGACGGATACTACTTGGGAAAAACAGTGCGCTGGTACTACGCGCAGAACGAATCGGGAACGATCAACAGCAAGGATAGGGGCGCAACAGTTGCCGGTTCGAAAGGTGGTCAACCTGTTCAGCGCTTGCCTGACGCTTTTCCTGATAACGTCGATTTCGAGTCTTATACACAAAAAGCAATCGGTGTACTGAATGATCTTGGCGTGACAAACACTGTAAAAGTGGCAAGCGTCAAAAGGGTAACGAACACGGTAAGCACAAAAGAAAGCACCGTCCCGATTAGTCTGGACTTGTTCGGCGAACCCATTGTCGGCCCGATTGATTTGAATCGGGAGATGCTTGAAGGTGCGATTGCAAAGCGTCTGCTCAATATCTCTGCTGAAAGTCTTGCTGCAATGTTCTATTCAGAGATTGACGCTATTGTCGATTTCGCAAGATTGTGCCGAGGCGACAAAGCGTGTCAGAAACTTTCTTTGCTGTTCAATCCTCATCGACTCGACACGCGTACAATCAATGCAACAGGTGCATCAATCATCGAAGCGTTCAAAGACCCAAGCTTTGCAAAAGGCGTTGCGCGTGTTCTCGCATGGACAGAAAACCCGAAAATATCGACACGCGAACTGATGTACCAATCGCTGCAGAAAGGCATCAACAGCATTCAATACGTTAACGAGTTTCCTCCACATGTTGCGCGTGATCTTTATCAGTCGTTTAGCGCACAGCGCATCCTCGATCCTTGTGCAGGTTGGGGCGGAAGGATGATCGGGGCCGCCTCTTGTGGAAGTTTCTATCACGGGTTTGAACCTTCGACAAAAAGCTTTGCAGGCTTGCAACAACTCGGCACGTTCTTGAAGTCGTTCAATACAGGCTTCGATTTCATTGTCGAAAATCTGCCATTTGAAGATTCTGTGCTGACTGAGCAATACGACATCGCGTTCACGTCGCCGCCTTACTTCGACACTGAAAAATATGCGAACGAACCGACGCAAGCTGCAATCAGATACCCATCATTCGAAGCATTTACAAACGGCTTTTATTTGCCGATGGTGCGCAAGGCCATCAAGCACTCGAAAAACGGATTGATCATCAATATCGGCAGTCGGCGCTATCCGATGCGAAAGGTGCTAAGTGATGAATTTGGAGAAAATGTTCGTGAATTGCAAAAGTTCCTGGCAGCAGGGGGCGGCTTACGCAGTGAAGACAAAGAAGGCGAAGTGTTCTTGCATATAACGCACGACGGTCGGATTGTAAAAGACGTCGCGCCGCCAGTTTGCGAGTTGGAAGAAATTGTCGAAGAAGAAGTTGTTGACAGTCTATTCTAAAGCTATATAATTAAATCGTTCAAACGACGGGAGGCATAAATTATGAAAATCAGATATGTCGTTATCGTTCTCGCGCTGTTCGCAGCGTATTGTTACGTCAGCAATGAAGACTACAGGGATAAGATCATGTCGCACCACATTCTAAGGACAGCGAAATGAAAAAATACGAATTTACCGGCGAAACGAAACAATACTTCGGCATCACGCTGCGCCAGATTCGCGCCCTCATCACGATTGCCGGTGTCGCCACTTCCGGCGATGTCGGCGGTTGGATTGGCGATGAACGCCACCTTTCGCAAGAGGGCGATGCGTGGGTCTCTGGCGATGCGCAGGTCTCTGGCAATGCGCAGGTCTCTGGCGATGCGTGGGTCTATGGCGATGCGCAGGTCTATGGCAATGCGCAGGTCTATGGCGATGCGTGGGTCTCTGGCAATGCGCAGGTCTCTGGCA